GTGAAGATAATAAAAAGAAGCGGCGCTGAGAATACGTTCGATAAGGAAAAGATAGAAAACGCCGTTGCGAAAGCTAACATCACTGTTGAGGAAAAGGATAGGCTCTCAGAGGGAGAGATAGGAGAGATAGCACAGAATATAGAGGACAAATGCTCTGAAATGAATAGGGCTATGGACGTTGAAACTATTCAGGACTGGGTGGAAGCCGATATCATGCGCCACGGCAAGTATACAGTGGCAAAGCATTATATCACCTACCGCTATGAGCGTTCTATCGTCAGACAGGCTAATACTACTGACAAGCAGATACTTTCTCTTCTTAACTTCGAGAACGAGGAAGTCAAGCAGGAAAATTCCAATAAGAACCCTACTGTTAATTCAGTTCAGAGGGACTATATGGCAGGTGAAGTGAGCAAGGATATCACAAGAAGATTTTTGCTTCCTGACGATATAGTTGAAGCTCACGAAAAAGGTCTGATACATTTCCACGACGCCGATTATTTCGCTCAGCATATGCACAACTGCTGTCTTGTAAATCTTGAGGATATGCTCCAGAACGGCACTGTCATAAGCGAGGTCATGATAGAAAAGCCACACAGCTTCTCTACCGCCTGCAATATCGCTACACAATCTATCGCTCAGATAGCTTCTTCACAGTATGGCGGACAGAGTATCACACTTTCCCACCTTGCTCCGTTCGTTCAGATATCCCGTGATAAATACCGCCGTGAGGTAAAAAAAGAGTTCGCAGAGCTTAATATCCCTGCCGACGAGGATACTATAAATAAGGTAGCCGAAATGAGAGTAAAGGCTGAGATAGTTCAGGGCGTTCAGATGATACAGTATCAGGTCATCACTCTTATGACAACAAATGGTCAAGCACCTTTCGTTACTGTTTTCATGTACCTTGACGAGGTGCCGGAGGGGCAGACAAGAGATGACCTTGCGGCTATCATAGAGGAAATGCTCAGACAGCGTATCCAAGGCGTAAAGAACGAAAAGGGTGTCTATATAACACCTGCGTTCCCTAAGCTAATATATGTCCTTGAAGAGGACAACATAAGAGAAGGCTCAAAATATTGGGAGCTTACAAAGCTTGCTGCAAAGTGTACCGCAAAGAGAATGGTGCCTGACTATATAAGCGAAAAGAAAATGAAAGAGCTTAAGGTAGACAAGAATGGCAATGGTCAGTGCTACCCTTGCATGGGCTGCAGAAGCTTCCTTACAACATATCTTGACGAAAACGGCAAGCCTAAATATTACGGCAGATTCAATCAGGGCGTTGTTACAATAAACCTTGTGGACGTTGCCTGCTCGTCATATAAGGATATGGATAAGTTCTGGAAGATATTTGATGAAAGACTTGAGCTTTGCAGACGTGCGCTTATGCTCCGTCACGAAAGACTTAAAGGCACTCCGTCAGACGTTGCGCCTATCCTTTGGCAGAACGGTGCATTGGCAAGGCTTAAAAAGGGCGAAACTATCGACAAGCTCCTGTTCGGCGGATATTCCACCATATCACTTGGCTATGCAGGTCTTTGCGAATGCGTAAGATACATGACGGGCAAGTCACACACAGACCCTTCAGCAACGCCTTTTGCACTTGAAGTTATGCAGCACCTTAATGACGCCTGCGCAAAGTGGAGAGCAGAAACAAACATAGATTTCAGCCTTTACGGCACGCCATTGGAGTCCACAACATACAAATTTGCAAGATGTTTGCAGAAGCGTTTCGGTGTTATCGAGGGTGTAACAGACAGAAACTACATCACAAACAGCTATCATATCCATGTTACCGAGAACATCGACGCATTTGACAAGCTCACCTTTGAGTCACAGTTCCAGGCTCTCTCACCGGGAGGAGCTATCAGCTATGTAGAAGTGCCGAATATGCAGAACAACATAGAGGCTGTTCTTGCAGTTATGCAACATATTTACGACAACATCATGTATGCCGAGCTTAACACAAAGAGCGACTACTGTCAGAAGTGCGGTTTTGACGGTGAGATAAAGATAGTAGAAGATGACGGCAAGCTTGTATGGGAGTGTCCGAACTGCGGCAACAGAGATCAGAACACTCTGAACGTTGCAAGGCGCACCTGTGGCTACATCGGCACGCAGTTCTGGAATCAAGGCAGGACTCAAGAGATAAAGGAAAGAGTTTTGCATTTGTGATTATTTTGAAAAATTACAAAAACTCAAAAACTCAAAACGGCAAAATCCGAAAATAATGAACATTATTCCTGACATAAAATAACAAACAGCATATAACTATCGGGGCAATACAAAATCGTATTGCCCTGCGTTGTATGTATGAAAGGAGCGGAAAATGAATTATTGTGAGATAAAGAAAACCGATATCGCCAATGGCTCAGGAGTGAGGGTCACGCTGTTCGTATCAGGTTGCAGACACCACTGCAAGGGCTGTTTTCAGCCTGACACTTGGAACTTTGACTACGGCAAGCCTTTCACCGATACCACCGCAGACGAGATAATTAACGCCCTCTCAAAGGGCTATATAAAAGGACTTACGCTCCTTGGCGGCGAGCCTATGGAACCTGAGAACCAGCCTGAGCTTACAAAGCTCCTCCGCCGTGTGAAAACCAAACTTCCTGACAAGGACGTGTGGTGCTACACAGGCTGTACCCTTGAAACTGACCTGCTTGCAGGCTCAAAGTCCCCATACAGAACACAGTACACAGACGAAATGCTGAGCCTTATCGACTACCTCGTTGACGGCGAATTTGTTCTCGAAAAGAAAAACATCTCACTGAAATTCAGAGGATCTGAAAATCAGAGGATACTTCATAAAGAGGACGGGGTTTGGGTGAACAGCGAAGATATATAGCAATAAAGATATTGGAAAAGCGACCATGTTTTGCATATGGCCGCTTTTTTATTTGCAGTCCAGACAAACGGACAGTTGATGTGTTATAATATAGTCAAATAAAGAAAAATGGAGGAATATATCAATGAGTTCCATAAACCTTGAAAACCTGACTATGCCCGAATCGACAAGCTACGTCTGTCTATTTAGAAATTGCTATGAACTTGAAAGTGTAAAGCTTCCCAAAAACGCAACGATTATTCATTCTTTGATCTTTGACGGATGCTACAATCTAAAAAATGTAGACATACCTGACACAGTAACTACTATTGGCTTTTGTGCATTTCAGGATTGCGGCATTGAAAGCATCACTCTCCCAAGCTCGCTGACAACTATCGGTGAAGAAGCTTTTGGAAAATGCACCAACCTTGAAAGTATAACCATACCCGATTCTGTAATAAGCATTGACGAAGGCGCATTTAAGGGTTGCACCAAACTAAAGAATATAACTCTTCCAAGCTCACTGACAACTATCAGCAAAGAAGCGTTTTGTAATTGCACCGAGCTTGAAAGTATAATTATACCTGATTCTGTTATAAGCATTGACGAAGCCGCATTTAAGGGTTGCACCAAGCTAAAGAACATAATTCTCCCAAACTTATTGACAGCTATCGGCTCTGAGGCGTTTAGTAACTGCATCAGTCTTGAAAGTATAAATATACCAGATGGGGTAATATCTATACGGGGAAGGGCTTTTGAGAACTGCACCAGCCTCAAAAGCATAAAAATACCTGATTCAGTAAAGAACATTGACTCATATGCCTTTGACGGGTGCAAAAAGCTTAAAGACATAACTATTCCAAATAGCGTTACGCTCATAGACCTGAGCGTATTTGAAAACTGCGAAAGCCTTGAACACATAAAACTGCCTGAGGCGGTAACTGAGATACGCAATAGTGCGTTTGAGGGTTGTAGAAGTCTTAAAAACATCACCCTGCCTGACACAGTTAAAGCCATAGGCGAACATGCTTTCAGCGAATGTACGAGCCTTGAAGACATAAAAATACCTGAGTCCGCAAAGGACATAAGATGCAATGCCTTTAGTGGGTGCAAGAAACTTACAGACATAACTATCCCAAATGGTACGCTTGTCATATGCGACAGCGAATTTGAAAATTGTGAAAGTCTCAAACAAGTAAAGCTACCTGACTCAATAAAGAAAATAACCAATTGTGCGTTCTCAGGTTGCCGAAGCCTTAAAAACATTACCCTGCCTAATGCGTTAATAAGCATAGGGTGTTATGCTTTCGATGAATGTACAAGTCTTGAAAGCATCGAGATACCATATGGCACAACTGATATTGGACATTATGCGTTTCATCAGTGCGAAAGTCTTAAAAGCATAACTCTTCCTAATTCATTATATTACATTGGCGCACACGCATTCAACAATTGCGAAAGCCTTGGACACATAAAGCTGCCTGATTCAATAGATAATATATACAATAATACTTTCGCAGGCTGCAGTAGTCTTGAATACATCACCATTCCCGACGCAGTCAAAAACATAGGCAGTTATGCTTTCAGCGAATGTAAAAGTCTTGAAAACCTTGAGATACCATATGGCGTAACAGATATAGGCTTCATGGCATTTTATCATTGTAAAAGCCTTAAAAACATAACTATCCCGACTTCATTACATTACATCAACTCATATGCATTCAGCGAATGTGAAAGCATCGAGACCGTGACCATAATATCAGACAGCACCAGCAAGATCATAGACGTAAGAGGACTTGATCTTGACACCATGGATCAGTGGATATTCCTCTATTTCTGATGAACTGACCCCAAAAAGTTAGACAAAGATTCAAAAGAAAATTTATGCAAAGCGACTAAGAGGAATCTTGGTCGCTTTTTTATTTTCAATCCAAACAAACGGACAGTTGATGTGTTATAATATAGTCAAATAAAGAAAAATGGAGGGATATATCAATGAGTTCCATAAACCTTGAAAACCTGACTATACCGAAATCGACAAACTGTAGCTTTCTGCTTAGCGATTGCCCTGAGCTTGAAAGCGTAACGCTCCCCAAAAACGCAACGATTATTCATTCTTTGATCTTTGGCGAATGCTCCAAGCTAAAAAATGTAGACATACCTGACACAGTAACTACTATTGGTTATGGAGCATTTAGAGGCTGTACCAGCCTTGAAAGTATAACTATACCTGCCTCAGTGGAGACCATTGGTGACGATGCCTTTTGGCAGTGTAAAAATCTTACGGATGTAAATATCCAAAACGATCCGACAAACACAACGTCCCCTGCTTCTTTAAAGACGATAGGTCCTAATGCCTTTAAAGATTGCGAAAAATTAAAAAATATAAATATACCCGATTCGGTGACACGCATCGGAGAGAGTGCGTTCATGAGTTGTACAAGCCTTGAAAGCCTCACGCTCACTGATTCTGTAACGAGAATAGAAAATGAAGCATTTGCTTCCTGCGAAAGATTGAAAAATATAACTATACCTGACAGCGTGACGGATATAGGATGCGAGGTGTTCAATGGTTGTACCAGCCTTGAAAGCATTACGCTCCCTGATTTCATAACGAGAATAGAAAATAAGGCATTTGCTTCCTGCAAAGGTTTGAAAAATGTAACTATACCTGACAGCGTGACGTATATAGAAGGCGAGGCGTTCAATGGTTGTACCAGCCTTGAAAGCATTACGCTCCCTGATTCTTTAACTAGAATAAAATATTGTGCATTTGCTTCCTGCGAAAGATTGAAAAATATAACTATACCTGACAGCGTGACGTATATAGAAGACGAGGTGTTCAATGGTTGTACCAACCTTGAAAGCATAAAATTACCTGAGTCCTTAGAGAACATTTACCGCAATGCCTTTAGGGAATGCAAAAAGCTTGCAAGCATAACTATCCCCAATGGCATTATTGTCATAGACACCGGCGTATTTGCAGATTGTGAAAATCTTAAATATGTAAAGCTCCCTGACTCACTAAAGAAAATAGCCGCTGTTGCGTTCCAAAATTGCCGCAGTCTAAAAAACATCACCCTGCCCGACACATTAAAAAGCATAGGCGATTATGCTTTCAGCGAATGTACAAGCCTTGAAAACATTGAGCTTCCCCTTGGCGCGACAGATATTGAATATTTTGCATTTCATCAGTGCAAAAGCCTTAAAAGCATAACTATCCCGAATTCAGTGTTCATCATTGGCGCACACGCATTCGACGGCTGTGAAAGCCTTGAAAACATTACGCTCCCTGATTCCATAACAGAAATTGACTCCTTTGTATTTCATGGCTGTCAAAGTTTAAAAAGCATGATCATACCCGATAGCGTGACAGCTATACATAGCGATGCGTTCAAGAAATGTTCCAGCCTTGAAAGCATAAAAATGCCTGAGTCCGTAGACAGCATTGAATGGAATGCCTTTAAAGGGTGCAAAAAGCTTACAGGCATAACAATCCCAAATGGCGTTACTGTCATAAGCGACAGCATATTTGAAAATTGTGAAAACCTTGAACATATAAAGCTCCCTGATTCATTGGAGGATATATGTGATAATGCGTTCCAAGGCTGTCATAGTCTTAAAGAGATAACTCTGCCTGATACATTAGAAAGCATAGGTAAAAAAGCGTTCTGCGAATGTAAAAGTCTTGAAAGCATTGAGATACCCTATGGCACAGAACGTATTGGCTCTTTTGCATTTTATCAGTGCAAAAACCTTAAAAGCATAACTATTCCAAATACATTATATTCCATTGGCAACAACGCATTCAGCGATTGTAAAAGCCTTGAAACAGTGACCATAATATCAGACTGCACCAGCAGGACAATAGACGTAAGAGGACTTGACTTTGACACAATGAACAGGTGGATATTCCTCTATTTCTGATTACTCCGCCTTGACAAAGCGTTGCTGATAAGATATAATGAAATTATTGTAGTAAAATTATAGAAGAATGGAGTACCTGATATGGGAAAAATAACATGGAAAAGCACATTTGAAGATGTGCAAAAACTGTTAGAAAATGGTGACGAAACGTTTATACAACAGATAAAATACTTGAATAGTAAGCAATTTCAAACAGAAACAGATAAGGGTTATCGGCAAAGAAATTTCCATTTTTTCATGGCGATAGTTTTGCAGGGGGTACAGTCAACAAAAGACAAAAAACATATCTTGAATTTTCTTCATATATTGTATCCTGACCCCAATAAAAAAACCTATGAAAATCCTTCAACGTGGTCAAGAAATGCTGGTAATTTTGTTGACGGGAAGGGAAATAACCTTGTTACAAAAATAAATGATGCCTTAAGGTTAATACCTAAAGATACCGAAATGGACGTTTTTAGAACGGGTGATTGGGTCAATTTTAAAGACAGCAGTGGAAAAGCTATCTTTAGGGACGCCAATAATAACATCATATTTATTGACGGAGAAGCTGACGCTAAACAGAAAATGAGACAAGTAGCAGAATTTCTAATAGATGGCACTCAAATCACATCTGGCGGATGTTTTTCACTTATGGTAGATACATATTCACTGTTAAAAGCAAACAAACAGCTCATTTTAAACGGCGCACCTGGCACAGGAAAGACCTTTTCCGCAAGAAATGAAATTGCCGACAAGCTGTTGGGCGAAAACGCTGATAAAAATATACAAATGGAAATGGTGCAGTTCCACCCCTCATATGACTACACAGACTTTATCGAGGGCATAAGACCAAACCTTGCAAACGAAAGCATAGGTTACACATTAAAAAACGGCTCTTTCAAGTCATTTTGCAGAAAGGCCGGCGTAATAGCGCGTATACAGGCTTCAGGCAAAAAGGTGACGGAAGACACCATAAAAGATTTTCTCAAGGGCGAGGACAAGTCTATCGTTGACTTCTGGATAAACAAGATAAAAGAGGAAGGCTTTGATACAGAAAACATCGACCCAGCCGACCTCCCTCCTTTCCTTTTTATCATTGACGAGATAAACAGAGCGGAAATATCAAAAGTCCTTGGTGAAACCATGTTCTGCTTGGACGCAGACTACAGAGGAGAAAAAGGCAGGATAGCTACGCAGTATTCTGCACTGGCAACTGACGAAACATTCTATATAAATAAGAGTAACGATAAGTTCTTTATCCCCTCAAATGTGTATATCATAGGCACAATGAACGATATCGACAGAAGCGTAGAGGTCTTTGACTTTGCTTTAAGAAGAAGATTTGCTTGGCATGAAGTCACCGCAGAAGCCGTAATGGATAAGGTCTTAAAGGCAATGGGCGTAGATAATGCGCTTGGCAATGATTATGATGATTATGTATCAAAGATAACAGCCCTCAATAATTCCATTGATAACACCCTTAAACTTAACAGACATTATCACCTTGGTCCGTCATATTTTGCAAAGATACTGCTGTATCTTGACGGAAATGGCTACAAAAAAGCAAGAGAAGAAGTGTGGGATAACCACCTCTCTCAGATATTGTATGAATATGTAAAGGGCAAGAGAACTGAAAGCGAAGTAGAGAAAATAGGTGAAAATTTTAAGGCTTGATCGGAGGAGCAAAATGGATAATCATATAACGATCAGTCTTAAAGATAACCAAAGCTATGATAAAGCGTATTCATTGGTCTATGATGATGAGGCAACTGATGAAAAGAAAATACCCGAAAGCTATTGGGAGGATATCAAGCAGGTCAGCGACCTAAATCAGATAAAGGGCAGTAATATCATCACCATACCTTCTCAAAGCCGAAACAAAAACAAAGAGATATTTTCACGAGTCAATGACAAGCTTTTCACCTACAATTGGGTGGGCGTGCTGTCCTGCAGAAGCAAGGGAGAAGAAATTGAAGCTAACTACCGAATAGAGATAAGGTCACGCTTTGACAAGGACGATAAACAGTATTTTCTGCTCTATCTATTGTGCAGTGTGTGTGGTATAAATGTTTTTGACCTGAGCATAAACAGCGAATCAGAAAGCGACTATACTGCCATAATGGTGCTTCTGTTTCTTATGAAGCTTATGGAAGCCTACGAAGACGGAATATACAAAGAGTATGTGCGAAAGAGATACAACGAGTATGACTTCAAGGGCGTTATGGATATCAACAGGCACATAAAGATAAACAATCCCTTTTTAGGAAAGACCGCATATTCCACAAGAGAGTATTCCTACGACAACGATATTCTATGCCTCATACGCCAAACTCTCGACTATACCAAAGACTATTTTCCCGACATTTTGAAAGGCTATCTCAACAACAACGTTATCCTCAACGAGATAATAGACGCCATAGAAAATGCAACGCCATCATATCGAATGAACGTGAACTATTCCGACTCCATGAAGTGCAGAAGAGAGATAACCCACCCTATGTATCAAAAATACGAGGACGTAAGAAAGCTCGCATTGATGATATTGCAGGAATCAGGTCAGAACGTGTTTGACGATAAAGAAGAAGACACCTTTGGCATACTCATTGATATCTCATGGCTGTGGGAGGAGTTTATCGCTGTCAAGCTGTTGAATGAATATAGCTATGAACATTTGCTTACCGACAATTCCAAAGGAAGCCTGCAATGGGCTGACAAAGAATATTGGTATCCTGACTATATAGAAAAGGGCGAAGCAAATTCCAAAAGAAACATATTTGACGCAAAATACAAGTTCTGGGATTGGAATAAAGACGCTGATATCCACCAGCTATTGTCATATCTTTTCCTGACAGGCGGTGACACCTGCGGAATAATCTATCCCTCTCAGGAAGAACATTGTGTTTTTAGTTTTAAGAAAATTAATTCATTTTCATCATTTTATAAAGCCAATCCTACGATATACAAGCTTCCCCTTTTTATTCCGTCAAGCGAATACGATGACTATGGAGAATATTACAAAAAAATCAATATATCCATACAAGCATGGAAACAAAACTTCTTGGCACATATAGCCACATCTTAATAAAACAATAACCGCTCCCCGTGACATCACGAAGAGCGGTTATTTTTATTCCGTAGGGGCGACCTGAGGTCGCCCGCCTATGAAACTTTTATAAGATAACTCTACAGCCTTACTTTTCAGACTTTGTAAAGAATATCGCCTTTATAAGCTGGATAACGAGCATAGAGCCAAAGCTTAGAATGTATATCCATGCAAACTGCATACCTGTCATGTCTGCTATCTTGAAAAGTCCTTTAAGTGGTGGAACGAGCAGAACGGAGTTTAAAAATACCATTCCAAGACCGAACGCCATAAGACCGAACTTGTTGTTGAAAAAGTCCTTTGAGAAGATAACAGGACCTTTTTTCTTGCAGGAGAAGCCGTGGAACAATCTTGCAGAGCAAAGCACTGCGAATGCCATCGTCATACCAAGAGCTGCGCTTGTCTTGTTTCCCATAAGGAAAGCCGAAGCTACTGCTATCGCTATAACTACGCCATACAATGCGATCTCGCCCAGGAAAGGACGTGTGAGTATAGATTCATTTGCGTTTCTTGGCTTGCGTTTCATGACCTCTTCGGAGTGAGGTTCAAGACCCAAACCGATAGCAGGAAGCGAGTCTGTAAGCAGATTAATAAACAGCAAATGTATTGCCGCAAACGGAACAGGAAGTCCAAGCAGTGAGTTGAAAAGCACCACAAGAATTGCCGCAAAGTTGCCCGAAAGCAGGAAGAGTATAGCCTTTTTAATGTTCTCGTAAATGTTTCTGCCGTTTCTTATGGCCTTGACTATAGTTGCAAAGTTATCGTCTGCAAGCACCATTGAGGCAGCGTCCTTTGAAACTTCAGTTCCTGTGATGCCCATTGCAACGCCCACATCAGCCTGCTTTAACGCAGGTGCGTCGTTCACACCGTCGCCTGTCATGGAAACTATACAGCCGTTTGCCTGCCAAGCCTTTACGATCCTTATTTTATGCTCAGGTGTAACACGAGCGTAAACAGCCTTGTCCTTTACAAAGTCAACAAGCTCTTCGTCTGAATAAGCGTCAAGCTCGTGACCCTCGACAGCCTTTGAGTTGTCGTCAAGAATACCTATCTCACGGGCAATAGCCGAAGCCGTAACGATATGGTCGCCTGTTATCATGACTGGCTTTATGCCTGCCTTGCGGCATTCCGCAACAGCCGCCTTTGATTCCTCTCTCGGAGGATCCATCATAGCAATAAGACCGACAAACTCCAATCCGTCCTCGTCCTCTGGACATACGGTATCCTTGTCGAATTTTTTCTCTGCAAATGCAAGTATACGCAAACCTTTTTCCGAAAGCTCTGCCACACGCTGAGTTATAACAGCCTTTTCCTCGTCGCTTGAAGTTATCCTGTTTATAAGAACGTCAGCCGCACCCTTTACATAAAGCACCTTCTCGCCGTCGATAACGTGCAGAGTTGACATAAGCTTTCTGTCTGAATCAAATGGTATCTCAGAAATTCTAGGGAGATCTTCCCTCACCTTGTCAGTGTCAATGCCAAGCTTTGTGCCAAAATTGATAAGAGCCGTTTCTGTAGGGTCGCCTATCTCAACGCCGTCCTTACAGCTTGAATCGTTGCAAAGGATCATGGCTCTTGTCATAGTCTTGACCTTTTCATCGTCAAGATCAACAGCGTCAGTGTCGATTATCCTGCCGTCTACCATTATTTTTCTGACCGTCATCTTGTTCTGAGTAAGAGTACCGGTCTTGTCAGAGCATATTACAGAAACACTGCCCAAGCCCTCAACAGCTTGAAGCTTTCTTATGATAGCGTTTTCCTTTGACATTTTCTGTGTACCGAAAGAAAGCACAATAGTAACGATAGAGCTGAGAGCCTCAGGAATAGCCGCAACAGCAAGTGCGATAGCAAACATGAACGAATCCATAAGCTTGCCGCCACGAAGCACACTAAGTCCGAACACTACTGCACAGACAATAAGTATAGCAATGGAAAGCTTTTTGCCGAACTCGTCAAGTGTGTTCTGGAGAGGCGTTTTTCTCTCTGATGCGTTTTGGATAAGTGAGGCTATCTTGCCCACCTCAGTGTCCATACCGACCTCAGTGACAAGCATTTTTCCTCTGCCGTATGTGACAAAAGAGCCTGAATAAACCATGTTAGCACGCTCAGCAAGAGGCTTTTCGCCCTCTATATCGCTCATATCCTTGTCGATATTAACGCTCTCGCCTGTGAGCGCAGACTCGTTCACCTGAACAGACGCACATTCTATCAGCCTGCCGTCTGCACATATCTGGTCGCCCGCCTCGATAAGAAGAATGTCACCCACTGCGATCTCCTCAGATGGGATAATGACCTTTTCGCCGTTACGAAGAGCCTTAGCCGTCGGCGCAGAAAGCTTTTTAAGGTTTGTCAGGGATTTTTCAGCCTTGACGGTCTGAACTGTACCCAAAATAGCGTTCATTGTGATAACAACGAGAATTACCGCACAGCTCTCAACGTCTTTCATGAAAGCTGAAACTATCGCAGCAATAATGAGTATAAGCACAAGGAAGTCCTTATACTGCTCTAAAAAAATCATGGGAATGGACTTTTTCTTGCCCTCCGTGATAACATTTCGTCCGAACTTTTCGCAGTTTTTCACTGTCTGCTCGGTTGAAAGACCATTTTCACCTGATGAAAACTCAGTGTAAAGCTGGTCAAGTTTTTTCTGATACTGCTTCATAAAATACCACCTTTTTTATTTTTTCCTGTAGTCGCTGCCGATATACCCTTCAAAGCCTCCTTTTCTCATAGGCTCAGAAAAATAAACGCATAAAAAATCGGCAAGACGTTTATTGGGTAAACTGCACCTATGGCAATTTAATCAATAAAAGTCTCGCCGTTTAGATATGCAGCGGTCCCTCATCGGAACGTACTGACGCAAACATAAACGGATCTCTCCGCCAGCTACTCTCTTTTACTATGAGGTTATTATAACCTATATTTTTGATTTTGTCAATAGTTTTTTATATATTTTATTGTACATTTGCAACTCATTTGCTTGATCTCATTTTCAAACACCGCCCTTGATTATTATTCCAAAAGGTGCTATAATAGCATTGGTGATAATAATGAAAAGGAAAATACTTGTAGGTCTGCTTACCGCCGTTATCTTTTTGGCTTGCGCCCTTGTGATAAATATAACCCCAAAGGTGGAGAACGGTTCAGTTGTGCTGACCTGTGACGGAAGCAAATATGAGCTTCCCGGCACTGAAAAGACACGATACTGCAATGGCAAGAGCGAGAGCCTTTCCGCTGAAAAGAGCTTTGAAGATCTGCTCTCCTCTGTACCGTCATTTAATATAAAGGCAGATGTAGATAAGGACGGCAATGTTACCCTTAAAACCCCTATGTCCGTAGAAGCCGCAGGGGACAGGCTCGGTGACGTGCTTTACACTGTCTACAGCTATGACGGAAAGGTGCTTGCCAAGGAGTCCAAAAAGCTGGAGCTTCCAAAAGAGGATATTGACGGCTGTCTTGTGAAAATAAAAATTACATGGGGCAAGAAAAACACAAGCTATCTTGAAGAAGGTTACTGGTTTGCCGCAATGTACAATACCGAAAGATAAACATAACATCAAACTGTAGGGGCGACCTCTGGTCGCTCACTTTATTTCCGTAATCTTTCAGACAACAAAACGTCGGACGAATTTGAAAACGTCCGACGTTTTGTTTTTTAACATATTTGAAATCCTATTATGCCCGCCATACAAATAACGCTACCGATAAATCTCAGCTTTGTGATAGGCTCTTTTCTTATGAGCGCTATAACAAACAGCGAACACAGTATCATAGGCTGGATAAATGACGCACTCGCAAGGCTCACTGCAATAACAGCGTTCTCCGCAAGCAGACCTGCCACATTCGGAATCTTTGTAAGCACGACTACCCATGCGCCCTTTTGATTTTTCTTAAATATCTCCAAAGGCTTCGCCCTTGGCAGAAGTATGATAGCCATAAGTATAAGCGCAAAGAACAGCGCCATGGTCGAGGATATGTAATTCTCCGACGCTCTTACAACTATGCCGTAGCCGTATCTTGCCAAAAGATAGAACACCAGAGGAACAACTATTCTGCGGTAATTTATATTGCCGCTGTCCGTTCTGCCTGATTTTGCGATAAAAACAAGTCCTGCAACAGTAAGCACGATAAAAAGAAACTTGAAAATGCTCGGCTTTTCACCAAGGAAAATATCCGTTGCATAGGACATGAAAAGGGTGATACCAAGCCAAGCCTTAAGCTCAAAGGCTGATATTTCATCAAGGATAATAGCCGAAAGCTTAAATTCAAGGATCTTCGACAAGCACAGCAGACCTATCGCTGCAAATGACTGCCAGCTAAGCGTAATAGTCCTGTCGAGGAAAGGCAGACAGCAAGCCATGAAAACAGCCGTTGCCGCCGCCATTAAGAATCCAAGCTCATCGCCGTTGAATTTTGCCGTTGAAACGGCGTACTTGTCACTAAGGGAACATATTGTGTAGCATACAACTACAAGTATAAGCAAAAACATTATTTTTCATTTTCCTTACTATATGATTTTCTAAGACCTGTATGCTGTGAAACATACGAAATAACGGACGACCCAAGGTCGCCCCTACGCAAAGCCGATTTATCAGTTCTTTTTATTTTTCACAAGCCATACTACCGCCAAAATACCAAGTATCACTGAGAACAGAGTAGCAATGGCTAGGCATATCCAGCTTGCATACTGACTTTGTATAAATTCGTTCTGCGATTGGCTTCCTATAAGGGTATCTACCCCAGATTGCGAGCCTAACGCTGAGAACAGTATTATAAATGCCATTCTCACATTCATTACGCAGGCTATAACGCTGTAAATATGCACTATACCCTGAAAAAGACACACTCCGCAGTCATCCTTTACATAGCTTTTCACTCCAAGCACCGCACATACCACCGACACTGCCATGTAGATAATGAACGCCGCAAAAAGCACTATCGTTGGCACCTTTGCCCCCTCTGTTTTCACTATCATGCTCATAAGCCCAGCCATACACCCCATGAACACAGCCGCTGCCGCAAGCCCTGCAACAGACCATTTTCTGTATAAAAGCTCTGACTTTTTTATCTGCTCTTTCTTTATCTGCTTAGGCATTTTCTTCCTCCGCCTTCTTGCTTTCAAGCTCCTCTTCGGATATCTTGAAGCGTATCCTGTCTATTTTCTGCTCGTCCTCCATTTTCACTGTCATCTCAAAAGGCGGACAGCTTATAACTTCATTCTGCTCAGGAAGTCTGTCAAGCATATCCATTATCCAGCCACCGAGAGATGTTCTTTCGGTTTCGATAGTATCCTCCGGCAGACCTATCCTCTCAAGAAAATCCGATACCGAAAGCTCCGCCGACGCTTCGTAAACACCGTCGCTTATTTTCACAAGGGAGGTATCCTCCTCGTCGCTTTCATCATAGATCTCGCCCACAAGCTCCTCTATGATATCCTCAAGGGTACAAATGCCCTCAGTGCCGCCATACTGGTCAAGTACCACAGCCATATGCACCTTTTTGCGCTGCATCTGCTTCAGGATCTCAGAGATCTTGCGGTTTTCGGTTATGTAAAGTGGCTTGTTCATTATAAGGCTTATGTCCGTCTTGCCCTTGAGATACATTTCAAAAAAGTCAGACTGGTGGATAAGTCCCACAATGTGGTCTAAGTCCTTGTCATACACAGGGAGCCTTGAAAACTTTGTCTGCACAAAGCGTTTTTTTATGCTCTCCATATCCTCATGAAGCTCAACACCCTCGATATTTACTCTCGGCACAAGTATCTCGCTTATGGTTATCTCGTCAAAATCAAGTGCCGAACGCACAAGCTCCGACTCCTGCTCTTCAAGTACGCCCTCGTCCTGAATCTCGTCTATGATATATTTAAGCTCTTCCTCAGTAACAGACGGCTCGCTGTTCTTGTTGCCCACAAGCTTTGAAACGCCACTTTTTATGCCCATAAAGATAGCCGTAATAGGAGTGATGATGAACATGAATGCGGAAAGCGGAGCCGCCATAAGAATAGAAAACCGCTCAGAGTTTTCCTTTGCAAGGCTCTTAGGCAAGATCTCACCAAAAATAAGCACAAGCACCGTCATGACTATAGTAGCCAGACCCACGCTTCCCTTGCCGAACTTCTCCGTAAAAAGCACCGTTGCAATAGAAGATGAAGAAATGTTCACCACGTTGTTTCCAACAAGTATAGCCGTGAGTGCCTTGTCAAAATTATCGCATATGTTCATTGCCTTCTTTGCAGACTTGTTTCCGTCGTCTGCAAGTTTTTTAAGCCTTATCCTGTTGCATGAAGAAAACGCTGTCTCCGTTGCAGAACAAATAGCAGACAGCATAAGAAGCACAGCGATGATAACAACTTTCATAAAATAAAATTATCCTTTCAGGTCAGAATATAAATTTGCTGCCCTAGTTATAAAAATAGCACTAAAGACAGTCATGAAAACTGACTACATATAGTTATCATAACATATTTTTTAACCAATTGCAACAGTATTGTTGAAAAAACGATGTAAAAGAGTTATAATATTCTTTGTGTTCATAATATTCATATGCACAAAAGGAGATAACAGAAATGACAAAGAAAGATAAGGACATTTTCGACAAAATAATGGACTGGAAGATATTCGGCTGGTTCAGACCCTTTTACGTCAAAAACAAAGAAATGCTTTTGTATCTGTTTTTCGGCGTACTCACCACCGCAGTCAGCTTTGTGACCGCAGGCATCTCAAAAGTGCTTTTGGAGCAGGCAGGCATAGGCAAGGGCGGTGTTTCCACCACAAGCACCGTCATATCATGGATATGTGCAGTAACATTCGCATATGTCACAAACAGGATATGGGTTTTCGAGTCTGAAGCAGAGGGCAAAAAGGCGATAATCTCCGAAGCGGCTTCATTTTACGGCGGCAGGATATTCACTCTTCTCGTAGAAATGTTCATGATGTGGCTCGGCTACTCACTTCTCAGCTTCAACTATTGGGTAACAAAGATAGTGGCAAACGTTGTTGTGCTGATACTTAACTATGTCATCAGTAAGCTTGTGGTCTTCAGAAAGAAATAAGCATACAAAATCACAACATAATGTGGGCGAACACTGTTCGCCACTACCCCAAAATAACACATACATAAAAAGCTGTCGGCAAAAAATGCTGACAGCTTTTCTTTTGCCCCAGTTGCCACGTTGCAACCGACTAATCTCTGTACATAAGCGTGACCGCCATGCCGTTTATCACGCCCACTACAACTCCGCACACAATGAAAAACACCTTGATAGGCAGGTCAAGCAGAAGCGAGATAAGCCCGAACACGATAACGAACGCCATTGCTCCGCCTATCTGCACAAGAAACTTTCTCTTCACAAGCACAGGAAAACGCTCGGCAAGCTTTGCGGTCTTGTTACCCTTGCGGTCAATTATCCTGTAAATAAGCTGAGTCAGTGCCATTGGTATTCCGATAAATAAAATTGCTGTTATAAGTTTGTCCATTTTAAATTCCTCCATTTTTCACTTAAATTATAGCTTTTTGTATCAAAAAAGGCTGCCCAAGACGCAGTTCGTCCGTGGGCAGCCTCATTGCTGCATATAAAATTTCTTTTATCAACAATTAAAGAACTCTTACGCCAACAACGCCCTCGATAGACTTGAAAGCGTCAGCGTCAACGTCGCCTGTAACATCGAGCATTGTGTAAGCCCAGTCTTTCTTAGACTTGTTTACAAGGTTCTCGATATTTGCGCCCTTGTCAGATACAACAGATGTGATCTGTGCGATAAGTGCAGGAACGTTCTTGTGAAGCACGCAAACAAGGTGGTCGCCTGTTTTAGCAAGCTCTGCATTAGGGAAGTTTACAGAATTCTTGATAGTTCCCTTCTCGATATAGTCGATAAGCTCGTGAGCCGCCATTGTTGCGCAGTTGTCCTCAGACTCAGGTGTGGAAGCGCCAAGGTGTGGAAGAACGATAACGTTCTCCTCGCCCAAAACAACATCATCTGCAAAGTCTGTTACATACTTTGCAACCTTGCCGTCCTTGATAGCCTTTACAACAGCCGCACTGTTGATAAGCTCGCCTCTTGCAAGGTTGATAAGACGAACGCCGTCCTTCATCATTGCTATCTGAGCTTCGTCGATAGTGTTCTTTGTATCAGGTGTATAAGGAACGTGGATAGTGATATAGTCGCTGTTCTTGTAGATATCATTGATATCAGCAGTTACCTTTACAGCAGGCTCAAGCTGGATAGCTGCGTTTACAGAAAGGAATGGGTCATAGCCGATAACGTCCATGCCAAGTGCAACGGCTGCGTTTGCGATCTTTCCGCCGATAGCACCAAGACCTATAACACCAAGTGTCTTGCCCAATATCTCAGGACCTGCAAACTTAGACTTGCCGCCCTCAACTGTCTTAGGAGCGTCAGGAGTACCCTTGAGTGATGCAGCCCATGCAGCAGCCTCTGTTATCTTTCTTGAAGCAAGAAGAAGCGCACAAATAGCAAGCTCCTTAACAGCGTTTGAGTTTGCGCCAGGTGTGTTGAATACAACGATACCCTGCTCTGCGCACTTCTCAACTGGAATATTGTTTACGCCAGCACCTGCTCTTGCAATAGCAAGCAGGCTCTCAGGCATTTCCATATCATGCATCTTTGCTGAACGTACCATTATAGCGGTAGGATTTTCAGCATTGTCGCTTACTGTGTACTTAGCCTTGTCAAAAATATCAGTACCGCAGGTAGCGATCTTATTTAATGTCTTTATCTCATACATTGTAAATTACCCTCTCTTATAATAAGGTTACGCTTATGCGTTCTCAGCCTCGAACTTCTTCATGAACTCAACGAGCTTTTCAACGCCCTCGATAGGCATTGCGTTGTAGATAGAAGCTCTCATACCGCCAACAGTTCTGTGACCCTTGAGGTTTACAAAGCCTGCTGCTGTAGCCTCAGCAACGAACTTCTTGTCAAGCTCAGCGTCGCCTGTTACGAATGGAACGTTCATAAGAGATCTGTCCTCAGGAACTACTGTACCCTTGAAGAGCTTGCTCTGGTCAAGATAATCATAAAGTATCTTAGCCTTCTTCTCATTGTGAGCCTTCATAGCCTCAAGACCGCCCATTTTCTTTATCCACTTGAATACCTTGCCGCAGATGTAAATGCCATAGCAAGGAGGTGTATTGTAAAGAGAGTCAGCGTCAGCCTGAGTTTTCCACTTGAGCATTGTAGGTGTGCCCTCAAGAACATCGTCAGTGATAAGATCTTCTCTGATAATAGCGATAACAACGCCGGCAGGACCAACGTTCTTCTGAACGCCGCCGTAAATAACGCCGTACTTTGTTACGTCAACAGGCTCAGACAGGAAGCAGGAAGAAACGTCTGCAACAAGTGTGTGACCCTTTGTGTTAGGCAGAGTCTTGTACTTTGTACCATAGATAGTATTGTTTTCGCAGATATAAACATAGTCAGCGTCCTCTGGGATATCCAGATCTGAACAATCAGGGATATAAGAGAAAGTCTTGTCAGCAGAAGAAGCCACAGCAACAGCCTCGCCGTATTTCTGAGCCTCCTGATAAGCCTTCTTAGCCCACTGACCTGTGATTATGTAAGCCGCTTTCTTGTTCTTCATAAGGTTCATAGGAACGGCTGAGAACTGCTGAGAAGCACCGCCCTGAAGGAACAGCACCTTATAGTTATCAGGGATACCCATAAGCTCTCTGATGTCCCTTTCAGCTTCCTTGATGATGTCATCGAACGCCTTGGAACGGTGGCTCATCTCCATTACGCTCATACCTGTGCCCTTATAATCGAGCATTTCATCGGCAGCTTCCTTAAGCACTTCCTCAGGGAGTACAGCAGGACCTGCGCTGAAGTTATATACTCTACCCATTGTTAAACCCTCCATATAAATTAGTTTCATTATTTATAAAGACTATAAATATATAAATTAATAATATTATTATATGCCTTTTATAAAAAAAAGTCAAGGGCTGTCATATAAAAATACTCACTCGTCATAAGTTTTTGTACATATCAGCACATAAAGCAGCCCTGAAAACGTGCATTTTTACACCTTACCTATGCCGTTATATATAATAAGCACTGAAAAGCATGAAAAATCAGAATAATACTAAAGCGTTAAAAAGAGGTTAAAATTTTTGGTATTCCTTGAAATCTCCATATTTGTGTAGTATAATGTAATCAATAGAATGCGACAGTTGTAAAAAAATCGGGGAACAATTGTCACTCTCAGGGAAAGAGGATATATATGCAAAAGATATTTTATGTTTCAAGAAATGAGGACAAAGCCCATGATGGAAAAGCCCCGGATATGGACAGATTTCAGCGAGTTGAAAAGCTCAACAGTCTGATCGCGGCAGGCTGGGCTATAAAGGAAATGAAAAGCGAAAACAACAGCACATTCTTTGTGCTTGAAAAAGCAGACTAGACTTAAAATGGCGGTATAAGACCGTACCCTGCCAATAACGCAGACACGACGTCCCGCCAACAAGTTCGCCAGGTCTTTCAACAAACTTATAGGACGGTAGCCCCACCGTCCTTTTTTATGTGCAGATAAATTTTGCGAAAACGTTTTATGGGTATTGCATTTCAGAGAGAAATATTGTATAATTAATGTAATCGTTTTAACGAACACAAATGATACTATACATAATTATAAAGGAGTAAAAAACTATGGCTTATGTAATCGGCGTAGACTGCGGCACAAGCGGCACTAAAACGGTGCTTTTTGACGAAAAGGGCACTGTTATTTCTTCTGTAACTATTGAATATCCTATGTATCAGCCTAAAAACGGCTATGCAGAACAAGACCCTGCTGACTGGGCAAACGCAATGATAAACACTATCAAGGCTGTTATGACCAAAAGCGGCGTAAACAAAGAGGACGTTGCAGGTGTTGGTATCTCAGGTCAGATGCACGGACTTGTTATGCTCGACAAGGACAACAACGTTCTTAGAAAGTCCATAATATGGTGCGATCAGAGAACTGCCGCAGAAGTTGAAGAAATGAACGAAAAGCTAGGCAGAGAAAAGCTCATCAAGATAACAGCAAACCCTGCCCTCACAGGCTGGACGGCTGCGAAAATCCTTTGGGTAAAGAACAACGAGCCTGATATATATGAAAAGTGCAGACACATTCTTCTGCCAAAGGACTATCTGAGATTTATCCTCACTGGCGAATATGCAACAGAGGTTTCCGACGCAAGCGGTATGCAGCTTCTTGACGTGCCAAACCGCTGCTGGTCAAAGGAAGTCTGCGATACGCTTGGCATTGATATGTCAATGCTAGGCAAGGTTTACGAGTCATGCGAGGTAACAGGCAAGGTCACAAAGAATATGGCTGAGCTTACAGGACTTAAAGAGGGTACTATAGTAGTAGGCGGAGCAGGCGACAATGCCGCTGCGGCTATCGGAACAGGCGTTGCAGAGGACGGTAAGGCGTTCACAACTATCGGAACATCAGGCGTCGTATTTGCACACACTTCTTCTATCTCTATCGACCCAAAGGGCAGAGTTCACACCTGCTGTGCAGCAGTGCCGAACGCATGGCACGTTATGGGTGTTACACAAGGCGCAGGACTTTCGCTGAAATGGTTTAGGGATAATTTCTGCAATGCAGAGAAAGAAACAGCAAAGTGCATGGGCGTTGACGAATATTATCTCATGGATAAGGAAGCAGAGAAAGTGCCTGTTGGTGCAAACAGACTTCTCTATCTTCCATATCTCATGGGCGAAAGAACACCGCATCTTGACCCTGACGCAAGAGGAGTATTCTTCGGACTTTCCGCAATGCACACAAAGCGTGATATGCTGAGAGCAGTAATGGAGGGCGTTTCATACTCCCTGAGAGATTGCGTTGAGGTATTCAGAGAAATGGATATCAACGTATCCGACATGATGGCATGCGGAGGCGGCGGAAGCTCACCGCTGTGGAGATCAATGCTCGCAGATCTTTACAACTGCCCTGTAAAAACAGCTTCATCGAAAGAAGGTCCAGCCCTTGGCGTAGCACTTCTTGCAGCAACAGGCGCAGGCATTTACTCATCAGTACCGGAAGCTTGTAAGGCAGTAGTAAAGACCGACAAGGTACAGCAGCCTGAAGCAGAGCGAGTACCTGAGTATGAGAAATACTACAAGCTTTACACAGAGATCTATCCTGCACTGAAAGCAGAATTTGCAAAGCTTGCGAAGATGTAATATAAAACCAAAAGCTCCGATTTGCCGTCGGAGCTTTTTTTGTGTTAAAATATTTTGACAACTAAAAAACGGCTCTCCACAATAGCGGAAAGCCGTTTTTACATATTGGTCGGAGTGACCTGATTTGAACAGGCGACCTCTACCACCCCAAGGTAGCGCGCTACCAATCTGCGCCACACCCCGACAACGTATATATTATACCCGATTTGGATACAATAGTCAAGAGTTTTCAACCAAAATAAAAAAATTGCAAAAAAGGTATTGACATTCACATTCATTTGTGATATAATAAATAAGCACTCAAGAGAGAGCAGTAAAAAAGCAGTAAAATATCGCGGGATGGAGCAGTTCGGTAGCTCGTCGGGCTCATAACCCGAAGGTCGTTGGTTCAAATCCAGCTCCCGCAACCAGCAAAGAGAAGTCTTGAAAAAAGGCTTCTCTTTATTTTATTTACACGAATAATAATCAGAAATCATTCTGAGAATTAAGTTTGCCGAACTTTCCGCAAGTACGACAGGAAAGATTAAAGAGCCTATCATGAAGGGCACAGTGAAATTGATAGTCAAGTGAAAAATCTCTCCGCAACTCACCGAGAGTGTATTCTATTTTCCCATACAAAAGAAAAGCATCAAATATATTAATTACCTTACGATATTCATGATAAAGGTGAAGATACTCACGAACATAGTAGTTTGAAATAGTCATTTTCAACAATCCTTTCAACTTGACATTTAGTAAAATTTGTGTTATACTCGGATTTACAAAGCGGAGGATATCCGAGTTTGTGTGTGAATATGTAGTCGGTGTATTTTGACGGATTGCCGACTACATTTTTTATGCTTCTTCAAGCATTTGTTTGAGTTCGTTAATCAGCTTTGATAAAGCTTCATATTCGCAATCAGCATGAATGTTCAGAGCCTTGTCTATTATAATTCTAAGCTGTTCACGCTTTGCATACTTTATCGCAAGTTCTGTAGCTGTAGGCATGTTCTGCATTATCCTCACTCCTTTCAATTTCCTCCGCTGTGAAAGTTCCCTTTATCTCTTTCACTATATATATTATAGCATATTGCTAGCAATATATCAATAGGCATTTTGCATGAAATTTGCTAGCATTATATGTTGAAATTGTATATTGATAGCATTATAATTATATGATATAATAGAGCAAAGGGGTGATAACATGGTAAGCGAAGCACAAAAGAAAGCCACAAGCAAATACATTTCAAAAGCATATGACCAAGTATCTTTACGAATGCCAAAGGGCAAACGAGAAGAATACAAAGCCCATGCAGAACGGCAAGGCAAAAGCCTGAACGCCCTTATAATTGAACTACTCGAAAAAGATATGCAGGAGCATTAAGCCCCTGCATTTTTTTATTAGTCATTTTCCTGATGTTTTGCATAATCTCTCATAAATTGAGGAGCGGAACAATTTTCACAAACAGTTGAATCCGTAAAATGATAAACACATTCCTCACAGTAACCATAACAACCGCACTCAAAAAAACCGCATTCCTTATTATCACACTTACCGAAATCAGTATTTTCCTTGCACCAAAAATTAAACTCTTTCATTTTCAGCATTCCTTTCAAAATTCTCAATAATCATTTCAAGAACATAGCTCACATAAAGCAGAAACGCCCCTAAATAAGCCGTAATGCTACACTCATAAGTTATCACCATTATAAGGTGAAAGCTTATAGCCTATCGTTTTCGACATCTGAGCTTTATTCTCAACCGATACATGAGTATATGTATCAGCAGTAAGCTTGTATGTACTGTGACCGAGCCACTCCGAAACCTCTTTCATACTGAAACCGCTATTAAGCATAAGCGTTGCATTGCTGTGTCTAAGGTCATGTATGCGAATTTTAGGCAAATCGTTCTTGCGGAGCAAGTCTTGAAAGGCGTGCAGTACATAATCATAGTGAAGCGGTACACCCTCAGCGTTCACGCACACATAATTCCTTGCCTTGCACAGTGGAGCTTGTCTGCTATAAAGCTTATGCAAGTAGTCAAGTTGTTCATCACTTAGAGGAAACTCACGACGTGATTTAACTGTTTTCATTCTCTTGTTTTGACTTTCGACCCAATGCCCTGACTTATAGTCTTTTATCCTCGTTCTTGTTTCACGGATATAAAGACAACGCCCGAGGAAATCAACATTCTCCCAACGCAAACCGAGTATCTCAGACTTGCGAAGTCCAAACCACACGGCGAGATACACAAAGCTTTCTATCTGAGTACCATAAGCTACACGAAGGAGTTTCAAGAGCTGTTCTTCTGTATAATATGACATTTCATTTTCCACCTTTCGAGGAAGTGAAAAAGCCGTGTAAGGATTTTTGCTTATAAAATCGTTCTTATATGCGTAATTCAGACACGCACGCATGACTTCATGATGTTTACGGAGCGTATTCACAGAAAGCCTTGTATCATGCAGTATGTGCCTTTGATAGCCCTCTATGTGCATAGGCTTAACGTCAATAAGCCTAAGTCCTTTGCTCTTGAAATAAGGGTAAAGGTATTTTGTTATGATACCTACATAGCCATCATAAGTTGACGGAGATTTTCTGTAACACGTTTCATTATTCCATACTATGATATAGTCACAGAACAAAATTTTATCCGTGTCAATGTTTTCAATGCTCATTATCATTTTGCCAAGGTCCTTTCCTGATGATAGTTGTTATAGATTTTTACCTTTGTCACGTTATCAAGCTGATGAAAGACGGCTCTTGAAAGCCTGTGCTTGCGGAGATATTCAAGGAAACTTTTTGATTCAGTTGCAGGCGAAGTATTACGTAAAGCCCTAACAATATCAGAATTGCAATCGTTATTATAAAAGCTTTCAAGTATTTGTTGCTGAACATTTTCAGACAATGACAAATAATGATTATAACTAATCCTGCAAGTATCAGATAGAAAACGTTGAAAAGCAATAAGCATTTCATCATTCATTTAGTTCACTCCTTTCAAAATAATCATCATATTCCTTGCGGTATTCGTCAGAGTAAATATAATCAAGGAAATCTGCAATATTATCAAACCTAGCTGAAACTTCTTCAAAGTTCGGAATAATATTTACATTTGTATTGTATTTATACTGATTAGAGGTATAAGGTTTTGTAATAGCCGACTTTGAAACGCTATCAAAATCGGTATTACTGTATATGATCTGAGGGTCTCGATTACAGTTCCGACTGCTCCAATAATACTTGCCGAATATCTTATTATTGCCCTTTGTAATATATTTTGTGATATAGAACGCAAGAGCCGCCGAATTATTTTCCACAGGAATAGCCGTGGAAAAGCCGTATTTCCATTCAGGTATATTATACACAACGTTTCTAACGTGCAAATTCTTTTCCTCTATGGTCTTTAATGTCACAGGCTTGTTATATCCCATTACGAGCCTTGTGCCTGAATCAGCCATATCAAAGCAATCATTGATAAGAGCGTGACAATGTATGCCGCCGTTCTTATGCCTTTCAGGAATGAGCAAGTATTTCATATCTTTCCGCTTGACCTGATTTTCAAGCCACCGCCTAAGTTTTTTCTTAACAAAATCAGCGTTTGAAAAATCGTACTCACTGCCATTGAAAGTGATAGTGAGAAAATACGCCCACTCATTTGAAAAGGCTATATCAAAGACCTTGTCTTTTGCACGCTTTAATATATCTGTCCGTTCCCCTCTTTCCTCTTTTGAAACCTTTGCAGGCTTTTTGATTATCTCAAACATATCTGTTTGAACATCTTCATCATGCTGAGATTTCTCAAATTTCTCCCATTTTCGTTTAAGCTGTAGTATTTTCTGATTTTGCTGATATTCTTCAAGGTTTTTGTCAACGAATATGTAATTGTTGCAATAAGTTGTTGTCGAAGAGCCGTCAGCGTAGATTTTTGTTTTAGTATTTTTTAAAACGACCTCAGGGGGTAAATCATAAAAATTTGCCATTTTCCCACCGCCATTTTAGTTTTTGACGGAAATTTGCGGTTATTATCAAGTATATAACCGCAAATTTCTAAGCTTGCAAGCTGTTCGCCACGGCGCACGCAGGAGCGTGCGCACGTGGCTGAATCAATCTTGCATAGCTTTTAAAATTCTGCTTGCTATTTTCTCTTGCTCACTCGTCCGACCGATTTTCAGCCCCTTAACAATTTCTTCTGTGTCATAAAGCGACCTTAATTCATCAGTAGCACAGAATGTTTCTTTCCATTCTTTCGGACGTTTCCTCGTTCCTGCACTGCCCTGCTCTCCGTTAATGAGATAGTTTTCTTTTGTATAGCACTTATTGACGATAAGACGTGAATTAAAATACGCCTTACAATCTATGATATAATTGACCTGCTCACGAATTATTTTTGTACACCTTTTCCACTCCTGAGCCGACCCCCATATACACTTGTGTAAATGCCGTTGCAGTGAGATATATTCGAGAAGCTCGTCCGGAGCATCTTTCCATGATTGAGAGTTAAGAGTCAGGTGCATTTCATCGAATAGAAACAGCACGCCTTGATTAACACCGTTTTCGTCAATATTCTCAACGTTCAAGATATCTTCCCAACAATCAAAAAATCTGTCAGCCACTTCCGTATGAAAGTTAGCACAGATAAGCACTTTCGGAAATCTACTCTTGACCTCTTGCGCACGTTTCACCATGCTTATAGTTTTACCTCGACCGCCTAAGCCGTTATAGAGATACAAGCCATACATATTGAAGGGAACTTCTTCACCTTTCAAGCGTTTCCTAATAGTCTTAAATGTGTCCTTGACTGACAAAGGAAAAGCGTGTAGGACAGGCGTTCCGAAAAGCATTAAAAGCACGATAATGCCCACCACAGCACTACCCACAACTAGCGGAACAAGCATAGCTTTCCAATTTATATTTGAGAATGCAGCCCACATTACAAAAGCCCCCTTACAAAGTTCACAAGTGCAGATACAAGCAGAAGTCCGAGAACAAAGAAAATGCTCTCAAACATCAATTCAAGATTTAAGAATTGGTCAAGCTGATACAGAAAAGAAATCATATCCCTAAGAGCCGAATAAGCTTCATCACTTATTGAGAATGACTTAAAGAACGGCAGACTAAAGAACAGCTCTACTATTTTCGCAGTTATCATTATTCTCCCTCACTTTCACTTGATTCATGAAGCTGTATTCCGAAGCAACGGAACAAAGCCTTAATTGTCGCATAGATACAGATAGCGTACATTGCTATAGTTGAAGCATTGAACAGCGCACTCTTAAGCTCGTTCGGAGCGGAGTTCATATTAAAATCAAAGTTCTTTCCGAAAAGTGTAAACGTAACTGAATTTGATGATGATTGCTTACCCTGCTGAAAAGCTTTTCTCAACTTTGCATAAGCAGGAAACTTGCTTTCTATAGCCACATTCAAATCTTTTGAGTTAGGTACAAAAAGATAGGTAACGAGCTTCTTCAAGTCGACCACGAGATTATACAGTGCAATGCCGATATTTTTAACAATAGTCCACAAACACTTGCCGAGCCACTCAAAAATGCCTAAGAAGTTGAAGAATACAAATTTCAAAGCCGCCCACAGCCAACGGAAGAAGCCTGTGAAAGCGTTCCACAGAAATTCAACAACAGCTTTTACAAAGTCAGCTATGCCGTCCAAGTCATGAAACATATCAAAATTAACGTAATCCCTTATATCAGGAAAATCAGTATCTATATAATCAGACAATGACGGAAATTCTTCATAGTCTTTCTTTTCGCTGAAAGGCTCTTTCTTGTGACTATCTACAGTATCAACAAGACTGTACTCATAACTTGCGGCGCAAAATCTATCCTTATATAACGCTTCATCACCCTTACCCTTGACCGCAATAAGATAAAAGTAAAACTTGCCTGAATTTTTAACATCATTGCTATTACTTATGTTACCAAGCATTTCATCAAGAGAAACAGAAACATCCAAAGGATTTTCTTTTGTATAGTCACCCGAATAATCATCAGATAGATAATACCACCCGTCAGAGTTAGGATAATCCCATTCAGATTGATTAGATACGGCAATATTTACATTGTATATCTCGCCGCCTTTTCTCGGCACAAAATAAAAAGAAAACATTTTGTTTTGTTCATCAAATGAAATAGTAGCTATATATGGCTGACTACCAGGATAATTCAACGAAATGCCGTTATTACTGATATCAATATTTGTATGAACAACATGAAATTGCCCCCCAGGGTTGCCAGTTGCATTATAGAAAGGAATATTGGAATATGATGCGTTAATTCCAGAACGTTCTATATGCATTTTACCAGTATTCATGTTATAATTAACCTGACAATAAAATCTTGCGTCAAAGCTTTTAGAAACAAAATTTTCAAGGTCTAAACTATCAGTATTTAAAACCCATAGGAAATAACGTTTATCAGTCCATTGTGTATCAGTGCAAAAAATATAATTTACATTATCAGTATCACAGCCAAGTGATTTAAGTTTATCGCAAGCCATGTTATACGCATTAGTCTGAATAGCAATTTCACCGCCAACACCCCCACCGCTTACATCATCAAGTGCAAACACAGGCACCACGCAAGCCGAACACATCACGATAAGGGCAAGCACTAATGACAGCGTTGCTTTAAGTTTTCTATTTATCATAATTCCCCCTTAAAAATTGGCATAATAAAAGGGCAGTTCACTGAATGAACTGCCCTCGTTGCTGTCAGGCTTACGCCTTTACGTACTTTTTGAACATTCTGATAGCAATACCGATTACAGTTGTCAGAGTTATCACAGGAATAAGAGCGACAATAGAATCGGAAACGCCCTGAATAGCAGAATTAGCGAACTGTGTCATAAGTTCACCGACATTTATGAGAGTATTGCCACTTTCTGCAGTTGTAGAAACAGGATTCATTAACACATTCTCCTTTCTTAATTAATTAAGCTATATATCCACTTGCCAAACTTGATGACAAGATAAATACCGATAGATATTGTTATCAAAAAGCATATAGTGCCTAAATATGAAATTGTAATATTTTGATTATTGATTATAGTGTGCTGATTTTCGATAACAGCCGACATATTATATTCGTCAACCTGATCAGAGGTAGTAACAGACGATAAATCAATCTGTGAAGAAGTGACATCATTCAACGCCCACAACCTCAATTCCCTGAGCCTGTCGCTCCAGTTCTTTAACACGGAACTGCAGTTTAGAAATTTCTTTATTTTTCTTATCAATTGCCTTAAAGCAACGAGTAAGGCAATAAAACAGGGCAAGTGCCACCACCAAGCAAAAATAAAGTGCGTATACTGTCATGTTCAAGCCCCCTTAGATAATGACCGCTTCAAGCTTCTTCTTATCGTTGTAGAAATACTGGATTTCCGTTCCGACAAGTTCTCCGATATCTTTCATAGACACATCTTTACCGAACACGTTTCCTCTTTCGCTCCAAGCACACTTGCAGTCATTGGCGATAGTGTAACCGACACCCTGAACGAAATTTGAATCATCTGCCAACTTGTTTTCTATAGGCTTTTGCACCTGTAGCACCAAGTTGTCATAGTCGATTGATTTTCCGTTATCGTCCGTAAATGTGCCTTTCTTGTGGATTGCTCCTATAAGTATTCCTCTCATGTTTTTTCCTTTCTGCGGTTGAGGTTATCCGCTCACCTTTACTTGTTGTGTACATTCATTTGTATGTACCATGATTATATTATACATACTTTTGAATGTATGTCAATACATTTGAACGAATGTGTGTTATAATTTGTAGAGATTAACAAACAAAGAGGAGGAATGTTGTGTATATTTATCAAAGATTAAAAGATTTACGAGAGGACAACGAGTGCAAGCAATCAGAAATTGCAGAGCTTTTACAAATTTCACAGCAACAATACAGTATGTACGAAAAGGGCAAAAGGGAGATACCCTTACACCTGATAATTATACTTGCGAGATATTACAAAGTAAGCTTAGACTACATCACAGGTTTGACGAATGACAAAAGGGGTGTAGGTTATAAAGACGAAACCAACAGCAAGTACAACATAACACAAAAGAACAGCCCTAAGGCTGTTATCAAAATCAAGGAGGAAAAGTAATGGAAGCAGCATTAGCAACATTTACAGTTTGGTTTATAATAGGATTAATCGTATTTATTCTAATCATTGTAGCGATCATAGGCACATGGTTTGAAGCCCGTGAAATGCGCAAGGAGCTGGAGCAGGTCAACGCATACCTTGCAACGCTCAATGACAACTTGATTATAGGTTTTCAGAACAACGACCGCCAAAGCCGCAACTTCTGAAAGCCTGCCGCCCTCGTTCCTGCTTTCCTGAGTTGTCGCTCTTGCCGTCCTGCGGAGCTTGTGCGCTTTTCTGCACTGTGCTGTCGACCCTGCCGTGCTGTTTCTCCCTTGTGAGTTTGTGTGTTCCCCCTGCGCTGTGCTGTCGCCCCTGCCGTGCTGTTTCTCCCTTGTGGAGTTTGTGTGTTCCCCCTGCGCTGTGCTGTCGTCCCTGCCGTGCTGTTTCACCCTTGTGGAGCTTGTGCGCTCCCCCTGCACTGTGCTGTCGCCCCTGCCGTGCTGTTTCTCCCTTGTGGAACTTGTGCGCTTCCCTGCGCTGTGTTTGGTGCGAACTGCGTTCGCAATGAGGGGGTATCTTGAGCGGCGTTCCCCTCTTTTTGGAGCATTGAAAGCATTGAAAACATTGAGAGTGTTGAAAAATCATAGATTTTCCAACACTCCCAACATTTCCAACACTTCCAACACCCCAAAAATTCACCCCCTAGCCGCTCGCCTGATGGATTTCCCACATAGATAGCGCTTCGCTTTTTTTTCTTTTTCTCTTAGAATATGCGCTGCTTTCCTCGAGTCTTTTTCTTTGTGGTTTTGTCCGCTGTTTGTTTGCGTTTTTTGTTTTCTTTTTCCGTGTTTTTTCTTTTTGCTCTTGTGGAGCTTGCCTTGTGTCGCTTGTCGCTCCATGTGAGGGCTTGCGCCTGCTTCCGTGAGTAGTTTTCCCTCGTTGCTTATCACTTCTCCACGGGGCTTATAGTTACTTTTGCGAGGGGCTTCACTCATGCTGTTTGTTGCCTGCTAGTTCTCATAACCCGAAGGTCGTTGGTTCAAATCCAGCTCCCGCAACCATATTGGTGATACCAAATGGATACTCACCTTAAAAAGCCCGTGTTATCGCGGCACAAATAGGGAACGACCCTAAACTTATGTATCACGGAGAGTCATCTGATTTATTCAGACTAATGCTCTCCGTTTTCTTTTTGTCTACTTTACAATTCCGATATGAGTAAAGTAAATATCGATTTCCTGCGTGATACTGCCGTTATCGTCTTTCAGCTTTTCGTGAACCTCGATGCGCGATACAAACGTGTGTAAGATTTCCTGAGTTAATTCTGTAATATCTGTGTACTTTTTAGCAAGCGCAGCAAATCTTGCGGTGTTAGCCGTCTGGGATTGAAGCTCCTGCATCGTATGCTTCAAGTCTGATATTTCCGCTTTAAGCTGATTCTGCTCATCAGTGTATCCCTGCGACAGCATTCTGAACTGATCATCATCAATCGTACCAAGAACGTGATCTTCGTACAGCTTTCTGAAAATTATTCCGACCTCGGCAAGCCTTTTCTCGCTCTTTTTCAGTTTTTTGTTAGCTTCGGACAGCTCTTTTTTAGCAGCAGTATTTGACTCCCGACTGATATACTCAGCAAAATCATCTGTACGTTCTCTCGCAAACGCAGTCACATTCCGTATTTCATGCAGTACGATTTCCTTGAGATGACTTTCCTTAATACCGTGCATGGTACATTGTTCCCGACTATTTTTTCGATACGAAGAACAGATAAATTTCCAGTTTTCAGACTTCTCTCTTGCGTGTCTGTGAAAATATAGCTTCTGTTTGCAGTCCGCACAGAAGACTATTCCGGCAAAAATACTTTTCTCTCCGCTCCTTGTGAACCTACGCTTGCTCTGCCTGAGTCGCTGAACTATCTCCCATATATTAATGTCGATTATCGGCTCATGAGTATTTTCAATCAGCTTGTGCTCGCTTTTGGGCAGCTTTAATTTCCGATGGTCTTTGTATGACGCTCTGCCGAACCTGAAATTACAAGTGTGTCCGAGATAGCTGACGTCCTCCAAAATATTTGCAACTGCGGTCGGATTCCAGCGGTAGGGATAGCTTGTATCAAAGTTAGAAATAACATTTCCCGTTTGACTGTACTCGTACATCGCAGGAGTGTATATCTGTTCTTCCTCAAGCCTGTGCGCGATCTGAGCCGGACCCAAGCCATCAGCGCATAGTTGAAAAATATATTTTACGACCAGCGCTGTTTCGGGATTGGGCAGAATTTTGTTGTGATCCTCCTGAGATTTCATGTAACCGTAAGGCGGACGTGAAGCGACTCTCTGCCCTCTTTCGGATTTTATTACACAGCTTGCCTTAATTTTTCTGCTTGTATCCTTGACGTGGAATTCGTTAAAAATGTTGTAGAATGCCGCCATATCGACAGCGGAGGAATCCGGATTATCGGAATCAATATTGTTATTGATCGCAATATAGCGGACATTTCTGCGCGGAAAATATTCCTCTGTGTATAATCCTACGTGCAGATGATTTCGACCAAGCCTTGAGAGATCCTTTGTAATTATTGTGCCGATCCTGCCGTTGTCCACATCGTCTATCATGCGTTTGAATGCAGGACGTTCGAAATCTACTCCCGTGTACCCGTCGTCAATGTAGAACGCGGTGTTGTAAAATCCATGTTCATCGGCATATTTTTGAAGTATATCTTTCTGATTTGAAATGCTGTTGCTTTCTCCCGCAAGCTCATCCTCGTGACTGAGCCTGCAATACAAAGCCGTTATCTTATTCGTGTCTGACATTATTAACCTCTCTTTCCGTCCATTATGCGGACTCTGTCAAACCGATTGAGATTACAGATAGTATATCACAATCGATTCTGAAAGTCCAGCGATAATCTATAAATTTATGATAATTTTTCAGCGGCGGATCTCAGCAAATATTTCAGCTTGTCCTCAGCTGTGGATTTTGAGGTCATATCAAACACCGAGTTGATGTTGTAAACAATTCCGTCAATGATCTCGGAACGACTTTTGATATACTTATCCTCAGTTTGCGTTATGCTGCCGGAGCAACAGCTTTCGTTTCTTTCTATAATATTTGTGTCCATATACCTCCTGCTCTCCGATATATATCGGAACAAATGTTGAGAAAATTCGTGTAAACAAATCAGTTCAGTCCTTTCGTTTTAAATTTTTTGTGCGAATTTGATACGCACCGATTTTACAATTCGTTATCATCAACCTCATAGGCGTTAACGATAACATCACCTTCGCCATATTCGCAAGAATTTTCAGCTATATTTTGTTCGGCAAATTCACGGTTGTTCCTTGCAATCAAATCGTCAAGGTTAACTTTACCCCTTGTCCTGCGAACGTTACGCACCGCCTCCTTGCGATACTCCGCTATAACTTTCGGAGGAATATCAGCCAGCTCCGACAGTATCATAATCACAATTTCTAGCTCAACTGCGTATCTGAACAAGCCTTTTGAGATTTTAGTTATCCCTGCCTCGCTACCTTTCACGATTTCATCTGCAAGATTTTTTGCGATGATATTCTTCTGCCTGCCGACTTCAATTGAGGAAACATACTCCCTTATCGCCTTGGCTATAAATTCTGAACGTGAGTGCGAAGTTTTCTCCGCATACTCATCACAAAGTTCCAAAGTTTCATTGCCTAAGCTTATTCCTATTTTCTTTGCCATAATTACCTCCGTTTCCTGCGATATTACCTTTTGGTGCACACTCCAAAGGGCGATATTTCCGCATTTTTATTGATTTTTTACTTGCTGCGACACCTCCGTTTCATACTTTTGCAAATTAAGACTCCTTTTACTCGAGAGCCGAAAACCTCCGTAATTTCGGCAAAATATTGCGGTCAGCTTTGCTGTCCGCTGTGAGTGCGACACCGTCGCTTTAACTTGCAAATTATTAGTTATGCTTACTTTAACCTCTGCATATCCGGTATTTGTGCAGATTGACAATCGCCTTTTATTATCAGAATTAAAACCTCTCCCACATATCGCCCACAGCGGCTCACAAATAGCCTGTGTCGGCTTTTAAGCTGTTTCTGCTAGACTTACCCGACAAAAATTCAAGCCACGCAAATCGGCTTACGTTGCCTTTCTTTGCGTTTCAAACGGCGGAATTTCAATCCCCTTATTCGCAAGCTGACTTCTTATTTTATTAGCAGACATATGCAGTACTTCATCAAGGCTCATTAACTCGATTTCATAAACTTCATTAGCGGCAGGGTCAGTAACGTCATCAACAGGGTCGGCAGAATCACAAACAGTGACAGCGGATTTTTCTGCCTCAACTTCGTACTCATCAATCGCAAGCAACGTATTTAAAGGCTTTTCAAGCATTTCACTGTTACCGCAAGTGACAGCAGGGTCAGCGTTTTCACACTCCTTCGGCATAAGATTTCTGCCGTCACTGCTGTCACTTTTCATATCGTAATTCAGAATAATTATTCGCTGTCCGTTGCTGCGTTTGGATTCAAACGTTACTCCGTAATCCAGCAATTCATAAGCGTGTTGAATTAAATCTTTTTTGACACGATTTGAAAACATTTCTTTGTCCAGCAGAGCAGATAACTTTTCAGCAAGTTCAGTAGCAGAGCCTTTAAACTTTTTCTGAGTTACCATAAAGTCGTGAACAGCAAAGGGGAAATAGTCGGGTTCGATATTTTTAATCTCATCAGACACTTTCCATCTGCTGCTTTCAAACACAACATTGATCTCTTGATTTTCAATATCACGACCTACGCAATACAGTTTAGCTTTTCGACTTCCACGCTTGCTTTCAATCAGAACCATACTTCCGTCAACGCAACCGCTCAAACCTGTACTGCCTGAAATCATATTGAACGGATCGCCGTCGGAACACTTTCGTGTGTGATGAACCAGAACTATAGCTATACCAAGCTTGTCCGCAAGACTTTTTAGAACGGATAGTTCTTTGTAATCTGAACTGTAGCTTGACTCCGATTCGTTACGTACCTTTTGCAAAGTATCTATCACAACAATTTTCAAATCGTCAAACCGCTTCCTGCAGTATTCAATTTGTTCAGGCAGACCATTTGAAATTGATTCCGCCATAATTGCAAAGTTAAGATTGTCGGACGGCTCGTCTGTCAGTTCGTACAACCTGTTTTGCAGACGTATCAGGCTGTCCTCTAAACTAAGATATACCGCATGACCGCATAACGTTTCTTTTCCAAGCACCTTTTCTCCTTTTGCAATGGACAGGCACATATCGAGAGCCAGCCACGATTTACCGACTTTCGGTGCTCCTGCGAGAACGAACAATCCTTGCGAGATCAAACCGTCAACACAATATTCGATCGGTTTCATCGGAGTATTCATAATATACTCGCTGCTGTACATTTTTAATTCTTTCATTTTATCGACCTCCTTTTAATATGCAAAGCCGCTGACCTCGGTTCTGCAAACAAAAAACGCCGCAGATTTAGTTTTCTGCGGCGCGTTTTTAACTCTCTGATATTATTATATGCGGAAATCCGGAAAATGAATAAAATCACATAACATTATTTTTTTATTCAACACGACATTTTCAGTTGCATATTGCGGCAAAATATGATATACTTAATTTGGAAACTGTAAAAACGACAGCCTTGAGGTGTAATTATGTTTAACGATATTTGTTTTTATGTCAAAGGGAATATGATTGAGGTCAACGGTCAGGAATTTTTATTGGGTGAGCCTTCGGAGTCGTGTATGAATATTTCTCCTTCCGAATTCGAAGAGATATATGATAAGTATAGATCGGCGGAATACATAATGAACCATGAAATCAATGCTGAAAAGGATATTTCCGTTGAATATATACCGCCCTCAAAAGAGAATTGGGGCAGGCTTAACAGCATGATGGTCGAAATAGATACGGCTTTAAAAAAACATAAAATATTTCAGGTTCTTGATACTCAGAATGCTGTCGAATTTTTCAAAGGATTTACTGATATGGACGGCACAATTATGAATTCCGAAAACTGGGAGCTTTATTACAAGACCGCAAGTCTTTACAAGCCTGTGATCGATGATATTTTTAATTTCAATAAGACTATGTATTACTTTGTGAACGATTTTCTGTCACATCTTAAAAAGCTTGATCCCGAAAATTTTGCCGCCGCTTACTACGACTTCCTTACAAATCCTATGGCGTACAAGATGATTGCAAATCCTATCATGAATGAATATATGTCGTATACAAGCGCTGATTTTCTTGAAATGAATATGATCCCCAAAGAAATAACCGATGGCTGCGGAGAGTATGTAATTGCGGAATACTACCATGTTGATAGATTGCAGAGCTTTTTAAAGGTCGATTTTCTAAAAGGTCTTATGGCAGGACATCATATACGCAGATGTGAACATTGCGGACGATTCTTTCTTATGACCAAAGGCTACAAAACAAGATACTGCGACAAGGCTGCGCCTGAAAATCCGAGGTTTACCTGTAATCAGATGGCTTACAGAACGGTCAGAATTAAGGAAGAAAATGCGGATAATCCGAAATATCAGTCATATCGGCGCTGTCTTAACAGGGTTATGCGAAGCTATCAGAGAAAAGTTATTGATGAAAAACAAAAATCTGTTCTTCTGCGACAAGCAGAAGAACTGTACCATAGAGCAATGACCTCTCCCGAATTCAGCAATGAGGAATTTGAACAGCAAATGCAGTCTGAAAATCTTTACAAATTATGCGGTTTTGACGTTCCGAAGTAATCCTGTATAATAAAACTTGACACATACAAAACAATCAAAGTATAATAAAAACAAAGGAGTGTGTCATCAATGGGAACAGGAAAACAATATGATGAAGAGTTTAAAAAGCAGGCAATAAAGCTCGCAAAGGAGGTTGGCACCAAGGCAGCAGCAGATGAACTGTGCATCCCCAAAGGGACGCTTGGGACGTGGGTGCAAAAGGCACGGATCGGAGAAATAGACACAGGTGCAGGCTCACGTACACCGGGAGAGTCACTTACTATAGCACAGCAGCTTCAGGCAGCAAACAAACGGATCAAAGAGCTTGAAAAGAAAAACCGTGAGCTTGAAGAGCTTAATGAATTTCTGGAGGAAGCATCTGCTTTT